ATGTCCCGGGACACGGCCCGGGTGGAGGCGTTCAGCGACGCCGTGATCGCCGTCGCGCTGACCCTGATGGCGGTGCAACTGCTTCAGTTCGGCCGGACTGAGGCACCCGACGAGGACCTGGTATCAAAGCTCGAGAACGAGTGGCGGGCCTTCCTCGCCTACGTCATCACGTTCGCCATCGTCGGCCAGATCTGGCTGACCCACCACAACAGTTGGCGGTACGTGATCCGGGTCGACCAGATGCTGTTGGTGCTGAACCTGGTGATGCTGATGTTCGTGGCGGCAATCCCGTTCACGGCCAACCAACTGTCGGACCACCTTCGGGGCAGCGCCGTGGACCAGCAGATATCGGCTGCGATCTACGTCGGTGCCGTGCTCGGCGAAGCGCTCTTCTTCAACCTGGCCTGGTGGTGGGCGCGCTGGCGTGGCCTGCTCACCCCGGATCTCGATCCCCGGCTGGCGGAGTTGGTGTCCCGCCGGTATCTCCTCCGTCCGTTGCTCTACCTGGGCGCCTTCGCCATCGTCTTCATCAATCCGATCCTCAGCCTGCTGGCCTACCTCCTGCTGGTGGCGATCTACCTCATCCGCGGCCCTGGCGACCTGCCGCCCGGCGGGCAGGCGGAGGCCGAGTCGCGGTGAACCGCTGACGCGACAGACGTTCGGAATGCTCGACGCCCGGCGCCGCGACCGTCATTGCTGTCGCGGCCATCCGTCGTTGAGACCATGTCCGGCTGATCAAAAGCCGCTTCGTTGGCCTCAGCGACGGCAAGCTGGTGATTCGGGGTGGGCGCGGCAGGTTTCGAACCTGCGACCCCTCGCTTGTAAGGCGTCCAGCTTCGAGCGGCAAAGCAACACGCGCTCACCGCGCTAGGAAGGTGAGCGACAACCGTATAGGCGAGTTCTGTCTGATTGGAGGGGCTTATCCTGCGCGACGACGACGACCCGACTCCGTCGGCCGCCCTGTACGGAACTTCAGGTATTGCACCCACTCGCGCTTCTCGATCTCGGACACAGCCGGGTCTTGAAGAATCTGAACGACCTCTTCCACCGTTGCGTCGAACATCCGCGGGGGCTCCGGTCCGAGCCCAATCTCTTCCCGTGTGAGGTAGCCGAGCGCGACGGCCGCCTCCCGTGGGTCGATGGTCAGCACACGGCAGACTGCCCGGACCTGCTCGGGGTCCGGACGCTCCACCCTCCCGGCTTCCCACCGCAGGTACGTCGACCGAGACAGGCCGGCCTCTTCGATGACGTCCTCCTGCGTCCAGCCTTTCGCCTTGCGACCCGCACGCAGGAGCTGCGCGAAGTCGTGACCTCGTTGTTCGGGAGACGCCATGCGGACACGGTAGGTCTGCAGTTCGGACATTGTCGTCGTCATACATGACACGTGTCGTCTTTGAGACGACAAGCCAGGGCGCGCTAGACAGCAGGTAGACAGCGTTGCCTCTAGTGTCATAGATGACACTCTACATCGACCAAATGTCATACAAGACACCTGTAAGCCTTGCTTGCGTCTCACCTGTGAGACGTGCATGATAGTGCCATGCATGAGACCTCAATGGTCGCTCGCAGTGCCACCTCAGATACATGGCGACTGCGCTGGGACATCGTCAACAAGCGTTGCGCCTCCCTCGGCGCGCAGACCGACGACGAGCGCGCCACCTTAATGGGTATCTCCCGCGCCACCCTCAACCGCTGGCGCCGGGGTATCGACACCACCGCCCGTCAGGAACGCCGGGCCGCAGAGCGCCTCGGCCTCCCCCGTGACGCCATGTGGGAACGGGCAGCCTCATGAACCAGCAGCTCCGCAAGGACCGCGTCGCCGCCGGCCGTATCGGTGGGCTCCGCCGCGCTGCTCGCGACCTTGATCCCAAGGCCACCGGTCAACGCGGTCAGCGCGGCCTCGCTGCCCGCTGGGACGCCCAGGTTCCCGCCGAGATTACCGACCCCGCCGAGCGGGCCCGTCGAATCGATCTGCTGCGTCGCGCGCACATGGCGGATCTTGCCCGCAAGTCCGCTAAAGCCCGCACCCGTCAGGCCGCCGCATGAACGCCGTCAACCCGCTCCGGCTTCGCGCCTTCATCGCCCAGTGCAAGACGTGCCGCCGTGAGCGGCTGGGCAACAAGGCGGCCCAGTGACCACCGCCGCTCTGCTGGCCCGCGCGGTCGCCCAGGTCGTGACCGGTTTGGCGCTGGTCGCCGCTGGTCTCACCGCACCCCCTACGCCTCCGACCTCGGACCCGAGTCCCGGCCTGGAGTGGCGTTCCGCCACCGACGCCGAGAGGCGGCAGTGGCAGCTACAGCAACTCGAAGACCTCATCGACGAGGCGCGCGCCAAGCAGTAAGTGAGCCCCCCGCCGCAGGCACGGCGAAGGGCTCGACATCCCGCACTAACACCATCGAGAAGGGAAGTGCAAGATGCACACCGATCGTACCGACACCATCGACCCCGGCTCCGCCGCCGCTGAGCTGGCCCCGATGGGCACCCGCGAAATCCCGTTCGCGGAAATCGAGTCCGCGTTCACCCTCGCCGCATACGACACCTTCCCGGCCGTCGGGGTGATGCACCGGGCCGGCTACTACATCCGGATCGCCGCCGCGTTCGACTACTTCTACACCGACTTGGACGGCGTGATCACCAAGGCCCCGCGCGGATACGCCAGGCACTACAAGCCCGGCCGGATCGTCGGCCTGGAGGCTGCGGTGGCGCAGTACGCCGGGGATGCCCGGTGAACGCCTCCACGTGGCCGCTCATGGCCGACGCCGCCGCCGAGCCGATCACCGTCGAGGACCCGCTGTGTGGGCATCTGCCCGGGGAGCCCCACGACGGCGAGGTGTGCGCCTACTGGCGGGGGGTCGCCCGAGGCGAGTACCCGCCGCCGGAGGCCTACATGCCGGTTCTGCCGCCGCACTGTCCCGGCCTGGTGCCGCTGACTGATCCGGCGCTGCGGGAGGTGGTCTGACATGGCACGTCACGAGCAGACCCACTCGGGCCCCGGGGTGTGCCCCGGCTGCCTGACGGTCCCCGGCCGCACTCACGGTCTGGCCTGCCCGGCGGTGGAGGGCCCCCGGCACGCTGCCGCGCCGCATCCGCACGCGGACACCGTCCGGATCGTCTCTGCCCTGCTGGTCGGGGTGCCTCTCGGTGTCGGCCTGTACCTGCTGCTCGCCCTGCTGATCTGGAGCCTGACGTGACCACCACTGACGACATCGTGCGGGAGCTGGCCGCCGCCCTCGACGCGGCCGATCGCGAGCGGGCCCACCTCGAAGATGAGCTGGACATCGCCACGGCCGCCTATGAGCGGCGTACCCGGCAGCTCGGCCGCGCCCGGCGTGGCCGGCAGCTTGGCCAGTGGCGGGGCCTGTCTCAACGTCTGTCCGCCGGCCTGCGGCAGGCTTACGCCGCCCGGGACCAGGCGATCAGCACCTCCCAGCGGCTGCGGATGGGCTTGGTGGCTGCGCGGGAGCGGCTCGCCGGCCGTGAGGGGGCGGGGCGGTGATCCCGACCATCTGGCGGGGCTGGCTACCTGCCCCGCGCGCCCTGCCCCTGCCCCGGCCGGGCCAGGCCGAGGTCCGGGCGGCTGGCCGGCACCGGCGCACGCCGGGGGATCTGCCGCGGGTGTCGCGAGTACGGACCGTCTGGCGGCACCGCTACCCGACGGCGAGGCCGCGGTGAGGGCCGGGCGGTGGGCGGATGTTGCCGCCGCGGCCCAGGCCGCGATCACCGGCGGTGCGCCGTGTGCTGGCGGGTGCCGGTGGCCGGTGCATCCCGCCGCCACGGCCGGGCCTGGTGGGGAGCCCGGCGTGTTTGACCGGCATCCCGGGTGTGAGCCCGGCGGACGGGAGCTGCGAGCAGTGCCCCGGTTGCGCCCGTATCGATCTCAGTCCAAGCGCCCGCAGTCATACCGAGAGGTGAGAACCGCGTGAACTTTACCTTCGCCCCGGCCACCAAGAGTCAGGCCAAGGCCCGGATCGCCTTTGCTGGCCCGTCCGGCAGCGGCAAAACCTACACCAGTTTGATCACCGCTACTGCGTTGGGTGAGCGTGTCGCCGTCATCGACACCGAGCGTGGCAGCGCCTCCAAGTACGCCGACGAGTTCGCCTTCGACACCCTGCACATGCACACCTATGACCCGCGGCAACTCGTTCGGGCTCTCGCCGCGGCGGGGGAAGCCGGCTACGACGCCGTGGTTGTCGACAGCCTTTCCCACTTCTGGATGGGTGTCGGCGGAATGCTGGAGCAGGTCGACGCCGCCGCGAAGCGCTCCGGTGGCGGTAACACGTTCGCCGGGTGGAAAGAGGCCCGGCCGATGGAGCGGCAGATGGTCGACGCTCTGCTCGCCTACCCGGGCCACGTCGTGGTCACCATGCGCACCAAAACCGAGTACGTGGTTGAGGAGAACGACCGGGGTAAGAAGATCCCCCGCAAGATCGGTACCAAGCCGGAGCAACGCGACGGCATCGAGTACGAGTTCGACATTGTCGGTGACCTCGACCTGGACAACACCCTCGTCGTGGCCAAGTCCCGGTGCAAGCCGCTGGCTAAGGCGGTCATCCGTGAACCTGACGCCGGGTTCGGCAAGCAGGTCCTCGACTGGCTCACCGACGGCGCCGACCCGGGGATGAGCGTCATGGAGGTGCGCCGTCAGGCTCTCGACCCGGCTACCGGGTTCGACGAACTGGGCGCCCTGTACAAGGCCGAAGACGGCCGCGGCAGACTCGGCGCCGCGGTAGCCGACGAGGACGGCGAGCCCACCACTCTCGGCGCGTTGCTGGCCCGCCTGGGAAACGCCCGCAAACCGAAAGCCGCCACCTGATGGCCACCATCAGCGCAGCGTCGGCGCGGCTGCGGTGTCCCCGCTGCGGCAAAGCCCTCCACGTCAACTCCGACGGGTTCACCGACGAGCAGCGGTGCCTCAACTGCGGCTACGCCGACACCGTCCGGGCCGCCCGGTCGGACCGGGTCACCCGGCCTGAGGTTCGCCGGCTCGCCGGCGACGCCCGACGGCTGCTGCTCGCGCCCTCCTGCTACGGCCGGCGGCATCGCCGCTGCGTCGCGTCCGGCTGCGAATGCCCATGCCACACCGACCAGAAAGGACAACCGTGAGCCTGCCCACCATCACCGGCGTTGCCCGTCTCACCGACGATCCCGAGTTGCGCTACAGCCCGTCCGGTGTGGCGGTCTGCAAGGTCCGCCTGGCCTTCAACAGCCGCAAAAAGGACGAGAACGGGCAGTGGGTCGACGGCGACACCTTCTTCGTTGACGGCTCCGTGTTCCGGCAGGAAGCCGAGAACGTCGCCGAGTCCCTCACCCGCGGCCTGGAGGTCGTCGTCACGGGCCGGCTCAAGACCCGCCGGTACGAGACCAAGGACGGCGACAAACGCTCCGTGGTGGAACTGATGGTCGACGGCATCGGCCCGACCCTGAAGTTCGCCGCCGCCCACGTGAAGATACTCAGCCGGGCCAGCAGCGGCAACGCTCCTTCGGGTGGGGCGGCCGACGACCCGTGGACCACCGGCGGCACCGCCATCACCCGCACCGACGAAGCGCCCTTCTAGCCCACCCCCACCCCCACCCCCGCCCCGCCCGGACAGGCCGGCACCGCGTATCGAGCGCGCGACGGGGCACCACAACCCGACACGCACACGATCAACCCCTGGGGGACCTGAATGAGCAGCACCACCCCGGCCGCCGCCGACACCCTCAACGTCTGCGACGCCATGCAGGACCCCACACGCCGCACATACAGCCGCGGTGAGGTCGCCTACCTGCTGCATTTGGCCTACCTCGCCGGGCAGACCGCCGCCGTCGACGAGCAGGTGGCCCGGATGGTCTGCAACTGGGACGACCGGGCGCACCTGAGAGCGACCTACGAGCAGCGTGTCGCCGCCGAGCTGGCCGACATGGACGCCGCCGCCCGCGCCCGCGCCGCACGCGACGGCCGCCCCTACCGCGTCCACCCGGGCGGGCCGGTGGACTGGGAGACCGGCCGTCCGGTCCGGCACCTCGAGGTGGCCGCGTGACCGTGGATCTGTGGGAAGGCATGGACGTGGAGGCCCCACGAGTGCCGAACCCGTTCGATGCGGGCACACCGGAGCATGAGGCGTGGCAGCGGCAGGAGGACGAGGCCCGCGCCCAGGTCCGCGCCGCCCGCGAGAAGCAGCGCCTGACCGAGGAGGCCGACCGGGAGTATCTGCGGCTTCGGGCGCGCCAGCTCGCCGAGCAGCGGGCCCGCGAGGAGCAGGCCGCTCTGGACAAGGCCCACGCCGACGACGTCGCCCGCGTGCACGATGGCGCGAGTTTCCTGCTCGACCTGCCGGCAACGCCTCCCGCGCTGTGGGGTGAGGGTGAGGACATCCTGTGGGCGCGCGGTGAGGCGTTGATGGTCGCCGGGCCGCAGGGGGTCGGGAAGACCACCGTCGCCGGGCAGCTGCTACGCGCGGCCGTCGGAATCAGCGGTGATGTGCTCGGCTACCCCGTCACGCCGTGCGACCGGCGGGTGCTGTACCTGGCCATGGACCGGCCCGAGCAGGCCCGCCGCAGCCTCGCCCGCATGTTCGTCGGCGCCGAGCAGGAGGTGGGGCGCCGCTACCTGGCCGAGATGCTGCGGTTCTGGTCGGGGCCCCCGCCGGCTGACTTCGCCGCTGACCCGGAGGTGCTGCTGCGGCTGGCCCGGCAGCACGACGCGGATGTGGTGTTCGTCGACAGTCTGAAAGACGCCACGGTTGGTCTGTCCAAGGACGAGGTCGGGGCCGGCTACAACCGGGCTCGGCAGCTTGCCCTCGCGGAGGGTGTGCAGCTGGTGGAGCTGCATCACACCGTGAAGAACGGCATCGACGGCGGCAAGCCGAACAACATCAACGGTATCTACGGGTCGACGTGGCTCACCTCGGGCGCCGGGTCGGTGGTGCTGCTGTGGGGTGAGCCGGGCGACCCGGTTGTGGACTTCGTGCATCTGAAGCAGCCCATGAACGAGGTCGGCCCGTTGAAGGTCATCCACAACCGGGAGACCGGGTTGTCGGAGGTCTACCACGACGAGGACACCGACGTGGTGGCGCTGGCCCGTAGGTGCGCGGGCACCGGTGTGTCGGCCATGGAGGCGGCGCGGTGTCAGTTCTCGACGGAGAAGCCGAGTCGGGCGCAGGTGGAGAAGGCCCGGCGGAAGTTGCGTGAGCTGGTGAAGCAGGGCGTGTTGACCGAGCGCGCTGCGGCTCAGGGGCAGGGCGGTCGGGGTCATGGGGACAGGTGGTTTCCGGTGGCTCCGGCGTCGTGGATGGGTGAGGAGGGAGCCACCGATGACCAACACCAGTAGTGACGACCCGCGCACGGTAGGTGCCGAAGAAAGTCACGGAGAAAGTCACGCGTCGATGTCTGACCGAAAGTCACGAAGAAAGTCACACATCGATGCGACGAGCGAGTTTACGCAGGTCAGAAAGTCACGCGAGCCCACACAGAAAGTCACGCGGCCCCTCCCTCGGAAAGTCACGTTTTCTGGCCTTCCTTTAGGGAGGCCAGAACGTGACTCCGAGAGGGGGGAGATCAACAAAAACCCGGTCCGCGACGGCCAACCCGAACCCGTCGAACCCCTCGCCGAAGCCGTCCTGGACGACCTCGCCGCCCGCCGAGCCGAAGCCCTCAACCGGCTCCGCCGCCAACAACCCGCCATCCGCCGGAAGGACCAGACGTGACCCGCCCCCGCGACATCGGCACCCGAGCCGAAACCGCCGTCGTCCGCTACCTCCAGCCGCACGGCTGGCCACACGCCGAACGGCGCAGCCTCCGCGGCGCCCACGACGCCGGAGACATCACCGGCACCCCCGGCATCTGCTGGGAGATCAAAGGCGGCGACGCGGCCCGAACCGCCTCCGACCTCACCATCGGCCGCTGGATGCTCGAACTCGCCGTTGAAGTCACCAACGCCCACGCCAACGTCGGCGTCCTGGTCGTGCAACGCGCCGGGATCGGCCCCGCCAACGCCGGCCGCTGGTGGGCCGTCATGCCCGCCCACCAGGCCATCGCACTCGCCACAGGCGTTGAGCCGGCACTGCGGATGCACTGGCCCGTGCGGATGCTGCTCGCCGACGCCGCCACCCTCCTGCACGCCGCCGGCTACGGCCAACCCCAACCCACCGCCGCCTGAGGAACCCGCCGCCATGCCTGAGATCCGCACCGTCCACACCGCCCGCACCGCCCACGACTGCCAGGCAGAGCCCTGCGCGAACACCATCCGGCCCGGCGACCGGTACCTCGCCGCCGCCCTGCCACCAGGCGACGAGCATGTCGGCAACGAGCACTGGGGGCGGCTGAAGGTCTGCGAGCCCTGCGCCACCCGCTGGGGCCAAACCCTCGACGAGCAGGCCACCCCACGCCGACCGCGCCGGCACAGCCGAGGCCAGATCGCCGCCACCCCCGCCGCCTGAGGAGACCGTCATGACCCAGCCCACGCCATGCGACTGGTGCCGCAAACCCGGCGCCACACACACCGCCAAGGAGCAACTGCGGGCGGTGACCCGATGACCGTCTACGTCGATAACTTCCGTCGCTCAGCCCGCGTCGGCCGTAATTCCGAACGCTGGTCCCACCTCACCGCCGACACCGTGCAGGAGCTACACGAGTTCGCCGCCAAGCTCGGTCTGCACCGCGACTGGTTCCAAACCTGCAAGCAGAAGTGCGCCCCAACGGCGCCGGGATCAGCGCGGTACGGCGGCAGCGAACGCCTCCACCCCTGCCGCCTCATCACCGGCGACAGCCCACCTGCTACCGGTGGCCGTGACGCTACCGATCCCAGCCATATGGCTCACCCACTCGTCGCGCTCGCCCTCGTCGGCAAAAACCGCCGCCGCCACCTCGTGGCCGTCGATGGTGCACATCCCCACTTCGTGGACACCCGGCTCCTCGGCGATCACCTGCCCGCCCTCACACCCGGCGGACCACATCAACGACACAACCCCGAGCACGGTCTGGTGCGCCGCTGGGGTCGGAGGCCGAGGCCCCCACACCGTGCTCGGCGTAGGCCTGCCCTGGACAGCGACGACGATCAGCCACGTGGCCGCCAGGCCCACGATGACCCCGACAACCGAGGCCGTCACGCGTCGGACCACCGGCACCTCCACCCATCCACACGGACCCATCGCACCGTACTGGCGGTAGTCAACATGCCACCTACGCCCGTCGTTGCTGTGGACCCTCGCCGAAAGGTCGCCCCGTGACACCGCACCACCTGCACGCCACCGCCGCCGCCTGGTCCATCCACACCGCCAGACAGCACCTCGACGCGCTCGCTGCCGCCGAGGCCCGGCACCGAGGTGACACTCTCACCGCCGCCGCACCGATCCTGCGTAGCCCCATCCACGGCACCATCCACGCCATCGGCGGCCATGCCGACCCGGTGGCCACGCTGACCGCCGACCGGTCCCCACCGCGCACCCAGACGTGGGCGCAGCGGATCCAACGCCTAGACGGCCGGCTGACGTGGCTCGCCGGCATGTATCGGCTCCAGGCCGGGCGCGACCCGCTGGAGCGCGTCCTCCACGCCCTACCCGGCCTCACCCTGCCGCCCCGCGCCCTCGGCATGCTCGCCCTTCACCTCGCCGACGAGGACGACCTGGCCCGCGGCTGGCTCAATCAGCCGCCCTACCGCATGCGTATACCCGGCGACTGCCTCGGCTGCCGGCAACGCTCCCTGGAGGCGACCACCGTCGGACCCGCCGCCGCCCGTACCGTCGTATGCGCCGCCGACTGCCGGCACACCCCCGGCTGCCGATGCCCCGGGGGCGTGGAGGGCGTACGGCACATCTGGCCGCTCGGCACGGTCACGGGAGGCGCACCGTGACCTGCCGACACTGCCGCTCCCGCCTCACCCCCGCCGGCCGCTGCCCCGGCGACACCCCACTCACCCGTGACCGCTACGGCACCGCCGCGCAGATCGCCCACGCCCTCGGCCCCGACATCACCGCCGCCCGCGTGCGTGACTGGGCCCGACGTTCCCGCCGTACCGGAGACAGGCTGCACGGACTCCTACCCGCCCACCACCTACCCGGGCAAGGACGCGGCACCACCTGGTACCGCTACGACCAGGCCGCCCACGTGGAGATGCTCACCCGCACCACCAGCCGGGGCCGCACGCGTGTCGAGTTGACGGCAGCCGCCTAACCGAGCGATCATGTTTTTCACACATCCACGCATAGGCGGAGTGTGCCCAAAGCCCGGTCGACCACTCAATGGCGCCGGGCTTTCGCGTACCCAAGACCGGACGCCCGAGCGCGCGGGCAGGCCATCCCAGCCTGTGACCTGCCCGCGCGCTCGGGCGGACCAGCCCCGAGACCTGGCGAGGTGACGCCGCCGTGAGGTGATCCATGCGCCGTGTACCTGACGATGTGCGCGCCGCGATCCTGAGTGATGTCAAGGCTGAGGCGGGCAGTTGCCGTGCTATCGCGGCTGAGCACGGGGTCAGTCCTGACACGGTTCGTCGTATCGCTGCCGGCGCTGGACTCTCGAGGCCGTTCGCACGTGCGCAGACGAAAAACGCGACCGCCGCTGCTGTGGCCGACAACGCCGCCCGCCGCGCCGCCATCGCCGCCCGGCTTCTCGACATCACTGACGCTGCTCTCACTCAGGCCATAGCTGAGCTTGCCGGCGCTACCGCTCGTGACGCCGCCACCGTCGTGGGGATTGCCCTCGATAAGCACATGCGCCTCGACCAGCACGACCGGGCTGATGACCAGCACACCGACGTGGATGCCTGGCTTGAGGCCATGACCGGCGCAGGCGCGTGATGCCCATTCAACCGCTCGACGGCAAAGCCAGGCGCTCGGTCGAGTTGGCGACCGCCAGGTACAACATTTGGGAGGGTGCCGTCCGGTCGTCGAAGACTGTGTCGTCGATCCTCGCCTGGCTGCGGTATGTCCGCGGTGGTCCTGCCGGTAACCTGGCCATGATCGGTAAGACGGAGCGGACGCTCAAGCGCAACACCATCGACCCGATCGTCGACATGCTCGGCCCTCAGCGGGCCCGGTACGTCGCCGGAACTGGTGAGCTGTATCTGCTCGGCCGCCGTGTCTACACGGCCGGGGCGAACAACATCGAGGCCGTCAGCAAGATTCAGGGGTTGACCCTCGCGGGGGCGTACGGCGACGAGATCACCACCTGGCCCGAAGAGCTGTGGGACATGCTCGGCACCCGCCTCAGCGTTCCCGGCGCCCGCTTCTTCGGGACCTGCAACCCTGCTGGCCCCGTGCACTGGCTCAAGACGCTGCTCGACCAGGCGGCCCTGTGGCTCGGTCACGACGGCACGGTCTCCACCGGCCAGGACGGCGATCCGCTGGACCTGCACCGGTTTTCGTTCACCCTCGACGACAATCCGCACCTGAGCCCCGACTTCGTCGCGAGCCTGAAGCGGCAGTATGTGGGCCTGTTCTTCAAGCGCTACATCCAGGGTCTGTGGGTGCCCGCCGAAGGCGCGATCTTCGACATGTTCGACACCGACCGGCACGTGGTCGCCGAACTGCCCACGATCACCCGCTGGATCTCCATGGGCGTCGACCACGGCACCCGCAACCCGTTCCACGCCGGCGTCCTCGGCGTCGGCGTCGACCGGAAGCTGCACCTCGTGCGGGACTGGCGGTGGGACTCCGCGCGGCAGCGCCGGCAGCTGTCCGACGCCGAGTACTCCCGCGAGGTCCGCCACTGGCTGACCACCGTGCCGATCCCCACCACCGACCTGCGGGGCGTGACCCCCGAACGGGTCGTGGTCGACCCGTCAGCCACCGGCTTCCGCGTCCAGCTCCACCAAGACGGCCTACCGAGCATCCTGGCCGACAACGCCGTCCTGCCCGGCATCCGCACCCTGTCCACCCTGTACGCGCTGGACCTGCTCGACATCCACGAGTCGTGCACGGACCTGATCCGGGAGACGCTCGGCTACTCGTGGGACGACAAGGCCGCGGAGAAGGGTGAGGACGTGCCGCTGAAGGTCGCCGACCACGGGCCCGACATGTTGCGGTACGCCGCGCACTCCACCCGCTCGACGTGGCGCCCGCTCCTGCGCGAGCGCCTCCACCTACCAGCCTGAAGGAGCCTCTGTGCGCCCCCTGGAGATCCACCCGCCGACCCTCGGCCGCATCGTTCACTACCGCGGCAAGCAAAGCCTCCTCGCCCCGCGCGCCGCGATCGTCACCGCCACCGTCGACAGCCTCGCCCCGCGCGGCGTCGAGGCCGGTGAGGTGCCGGCGCTCGACTCGGCGGAGCACGTGCACCTGTGGGTGTTCACGCCCGGCACCTGGTGCTGGCCGCCGCGCGTCTGATGGCCGTCACCCACATCGCCGCACCACACATCACCATCAGCGACCGGTTCATGCGCCAGCGGTGCGGCTGGTGCGGCGAGACGCTTCTGGAATACGACCTCACCCGTGTCGCCGTCCTCGCTGGACAGGATCCGACGCCCGCGACGTGGCCCACCGGCGCCCTCGTGACCGTGGACGGCAACGCCTCCTGGACCGCCGAGGCCGACCGGTTGCCCGACGACGCTTGCGCCGTCAACCCGCTGGCGCTGGCCAGCCTCACCACCTGAACGCCCGAGGGAGGGCAGACCGATGCCGCTGCCCGCCGGAGGCGCCACCCCCTGGCCGCCGCCCGCGCAACAGCCCATCCTGGACCGGTACGCCACCTGGGCCGCCTGGTGGACCGGCGACGCTGAGCAGCTCGCCGCTATCTACTCCGGCGGCGCAGGCCGGGACACTACCGGCTTCTTCGCCTCCGAGCAGGGCGGCGTCCGCGGCATCGTTCGCGGCGCCGCCGACACGGTGCGCCGCTGGTTCTGGGGCCAGCGGCAGACCTCGCCCCAGCCGCGGACCCGCCTGCACGTCCCCCTCGCCGCCGACATCGCCCAGGCGTCCGCTGACCTGCTGTTCGCCGAGCCGCCGACCGTCCGCACAGACACCGACCCGACCGCCCAGGGCGAGCAGACCGACCCGCAGACTCAGGCCCGCCTCGACAAGCTGTGGGGCGACCAGACGCATGCGACCCTGCTGGAGGCCGCCGAGATCTGCGCCGCCATGGGCGGCGTGTATCTGCGCCTCGTCTGGGGTCCGGACCGGGACATGCCGTGGATCACCGCCGTTCATCCCGACGTCGCCATGCCCGAATGGCGGTGGGGCCGACTGGCCGCGGTCACGTTCTGGCGGGAGGCCGGCCGCAAAGGTAAGACCGTCTGGCGGCACCTGGAACGGCACGAGCCGCACGTCATCCTCCACGGCCTGTACGAGGGCACCGCCGACGAACTGGGCACCGCCGTTCCGCTCACCGACCGGCCGGAAACCGCCGACATCGCCGCAGGGCTGGACGGCGGCAACGAGATCAACACCGGCACCGGTCGGCTCACCGCCGTCTACATCCCCAACGTCCGACCCAACCGGGTGTGGCGCACGATCCCGCAGGCCGCCTACCTCGGCCGGCCCGATATCGCCGGTAGCGAACCCATGCTCGACGCTCTTGACCTCACCTGGTCGTCATGGGTACGCGATGTGGATCTGGGCAAGGCCCGGCTGATCGTCCCGCAGGAGTACCTACGGGACAACGGCCCCGGCTCCGGCGCCACTGTGGATCTTGACCAGGAGGTCTACGAGCCGATCGGTGCCATGGGCTCCGAATCCGGCGACAAGATGCATATCGAACAGGTCCAGTTCGACATCCGGGTTGACGATCACCAGCGGACAACCGACGCGCTCAAGGCGACGATCGTGCAGGCCGCCGGCTACTCCGGCTCCACGTTCGGCGACGAGGGCGACGGCCAGCCGCCGACCGCCACACAGGTCAACTCCCGTGACCGGCGCAGCCTGATCACCCGCGCCCGAAAGATCCGCTACTGGCGGTCTGAGCTGGCCGACCTGCTCGAAACCTGGACCGCCGTCGACGCCACCCAGTACCACAGCGGTGTCACCCCGCAACGGCCGATCGTCGAGTGGGCGCCCGCCGTGCAGCCCGACCCGCTGAGCGAGGCGCAACGCCTCCAGGCGTTGCACAACGCCGAGGCCATCTCCTACGAGCAGAAGGTCAAGGAGCAGCATCCCGACTGGGAACAGCCCGACGTGGACGCCGAGGTGGAGCGGATCCGCAGGGACTACGGCATCGGCGCCGTCGAGGACCCGGGCACCTTCACCGGCGGCGAACCGGCCGGCGGGGAGTAGCCCATGCCGGACCGTACCGACCTCTCCGCCCAACTCGCCCGCACCCTCGTCGACCTGTACGCCGAGCTGGAGACCCGACTCGCCGCGGACCTGGCCCGCAGCCTCACCGCCGGCATCGACTCGCCCACATGGGCTGAGGAGAAACTCGCCGCGATCGGCACCGTCCGACGGTGGGCGCAAACCCTGCTCGACCGGCTCGATGGGCCCCTCGCCGACCGGGTCGCCCAAGCGGTGATCCTGGCGTGGATGCGCGGCGGCCGGGACGCCCTCGCGGAGCTGGCCCGCGTGCAGGACACCCACCCGGACTGGCTCGCCCGCGCCAAGCTGGCCGAACTGCCGCCAGGGCTGCGAGAGATGGTCAACGCCCGCCGGGCAGGCCTCGCCGCCGAGCTGGCCCGCGTCGCCACCCACATGCCGGGCGCTGCCGCGATCAACCGGCTCGTGCTGTCGCTGGTTAGCACGCTACGGGGCACGCACCTGCGGATCCTGCGCTGGACCCTCGACGCCTACCGGGACGTCATCGCCCGCGCCGCCGCGCCCGACGTTCTCGCCGGCCTGGCCAGCCGCCGCCGCGCCGCCCAGGTCGCCTGGGAGCAGCTGCTCACACGAGGCATCACCGGGTTCGTCGACCGGTCCGGGCGCCGCTGGCAGCTGGCTTCCTACGTGGAGATGGCCACCCGGTCCACGGTCGCGCAGGCACTTGTCGAGAGCCACCTCGACCGGATGGCCGCCGCCGGCCTCGACCTGGTGGTGGTCAGCAACTCGCCGCAGGAATGCTCCCGCTGCCGCCCCTGGGAAGGCGCGGTGCTCTCCCGGTCCGGGCCGGCCGGGCGACGCACCGAGCACGTCGCCTCGGCCACGGCCGAGGGCACCGTCGCCGTCGAGGTGGCCGGCAGCGTCAGCGAAGCTGTCCGAGGCGGTCTGTTGCACCCGAACTGCACGCACCGGCTCACCGCCTACCTTCCCGGCGCCACCCGCCCGCCGACGCACACCGCCAACCCGCAAGGCGACCGCGACCGGCAGCGCCTGCGGGAACTGGAGCGTCGGGTACGCCGCGCCAAACTCCGCGAGGCCGCCGCGATCGACCCCGCCGCCCGCCGCGCCGCCGCAACGAAAGTCCGCGCCGCCCAAGCCGCGATCCGCGCCCACGTGGACGCGACCGGGCTGATCCGGCAGCGCCCCCGCGAGCAGATCGGCGTGGCCCGATAGTCGTCCCCGGACCGTCCGGGGCAGCACCACCCAACCCGAGGAGTCGATCGTGACTCAGCCCGCCCCGCAGCCGCCCGCCGGGCCGCCGCCGCAGCCGACCACCGCGCCCGCGGGGCAGGTCGGCCAGCAGCCGCCGCCCGCCGGGCCGCCGCCGCAGCCGACCACCGCGCCCGCGGGGCAGGTCGGCCAGCAGCCGCCGCCCGCCGCGCCGCCCGCGCCGCCGGCACCGCCCGCCCAACCCCCGCAGCAGCCGCAGCAGGGCCAGGCGTATCCGTACGGCATCCCGCCGCAGACCCCGCCCCAGCAGCCCACCCCGCAGGCATGGACCCCGCCGCCCACCGGCTGGCAGGGACGACCCACCTACCCGGGCTGGACGCCGCCGGCGCCGGGCCAGCCGCCAGCACAGCCGTACCCAGCCCCGACCGGACAACCGACGCCACCGCCGGACCCCGGGCAGGGGCCACCCGCACCGCCCAACCCGCCGGACAACGACGGGAGCAGCTACGACCTGTCCCGGCTCCCCCGCGGAGCCCGGGAGGAGATCGAGCGGCTTCGCGGCCAGGTGACCCAGCGGGACACCCAACTGCGCACCGCAGCCGTCTCCCAGCACGCATGGGCCGCCGCCGGGCAGGCAGGGCTCAACCCCGCCGCGCTCGTCGGCTCCACCGCATGGCAGCAGGCCGCCGCCGGCCTGGACCCGGCCACCCCGGACTACGCCCAGCGACTGACCTGGACCATCCAGACAATCGCCGCGCAGAACCCGTGGATGGCCACCCAACCGGCACCGGCGCAGCAGCCGCCGGGACCGCCGCCCACCTCGGGCGGAGACTTCGCCGCAGGCAACAGTGCGGGGCAGCCCATCTCCGAATCACAGCTCGCCCAGATGAGCCCCGAGCAGATCGCGAAGGCATTCGACGAGGGCAAGCTCAAGCACCTGATGTGAGGTAACCACCGATGGCCATCACCCGGTTCCGGCCGGAAATCTGGTCCGCACTACTCCTGTCCAGCCTGAAAAAGTCCCATGTCTACGCGGCGCTGTGTAACCGCAACTACGAGGGCGAAATTCGGGCCGCAGGCGACACCGTGCGGATCACCTCCATTTCCCGGCCCACGATCAACGACTACGAACGCAACACCGACATCTCCTACGAGGAGTTGACGGACGCGCAGCGGACCCTGGTCGTCGACCAGGAGAAGTACTGGGCGTTCACCCTTGATGACGTGGACGCCGCCCAGGCTCGTGGCGATGTCGTACCAGAGGCGATGCAGGAGTCCGCGTACGGGCTACGAGACACCGCCGACCAGTATGTTGCCGGCTTCTACACCAGCGTCGTCGCGGCCAACGACCTCGGCACCCGCGTCATCACCGCAGCCGCAGACGCCTACGAGACCCTCGTCGATCTAGGCGTCACTCTCGACGAGGCCGACGTGCCTGCCGAGGGCCGCTGGGTTGTCGTGTCGCCCACCTACCACGGCCTCCTACAGAAAGACGACCGGTTCACCGACGCTTCGAAAAGCGGCACCACGGAGACACTGCGCAACGGCTTCGTCGGCGATGCTGCCGGGTTTCGCATTCACAAGAGCAACAACACACCAAACCCGACCGCCGATCACCGAGTGATCACCGCCGGTTCGCCCATGGCCATGACCTTCGCCGAGCAGATCCTCAAAACCGAGGCCCTGCGCTCCGAAGTCCGCTTCGCCGACAGGGTCCGCGGCATGCACGTCTACGGCGGGAAACTCATCCGCCCTGAGGCGCTAGCCATCGTCACCTTCGACCCGACCGCCTGATCGGAGGCTGAATCATGGCGCGCGCAGCAGTCCTATACAACAACCTTGTCCCCAACGGGTCGCTCGCCGATCCCGCCGGCACCGCCCTTACCGCCGGAGCTGGCAACGGTGGTCAGATCAGCGGCGCGGAACCGGAGAAGACGGTCCTCCGCGTCGTGTGCGGCGCCACTGGCGGGAACTTCACCCTTCTGCAGGGCGACTACCCGCCCGCTCTGGCCTCCGGGCAGGGTGACTACGTGGAGGCGCTTTCATCGAACGCCTCCGAGTGGCTTGGCCCCTTCGAGTCCGGACGGTTCATCCAGTCGGACGGGACGCTCATCTTCGAGACGTCCCAGTCCATGACCGTCACCGCCTTCCTCGTACCCCGGAGCACCTGATGGCCGGGGTGGACAGGGCACACTTCAAGGGTGAGGGTGGGTCCGTCTTCCTGATGGACCTGCCTCTACCCAAAGTCATTCAACAGAAGGTGACCAAGGGTTACCTGCGCCGGGTCAACGCGGACGGCAGCCCGTACGTCGAGCCCGTCGAACCGGCTAAGGACGGCGGCTCGCCGCCCGAGCTGGAACCGCCCGCACCGTCGGCGGTCAAGGCCGAATGGGTCGGCTACGCGGTCAGGGTGCACGACGCCGATCCGGACGAGGCCGAGGCGATGACCAAAAACGACCTGATCGACACATACGGGCCCGAGTGAGGAGACGGCAGCGTGGCATACGCAACCGAAGCAGAGCTGACTGCCTACTCGGTGACGGTGCCGTCCGGCGCGTCCGCCGCGCTGCTGCTCACCCGCGCCTCGCGGGACGTCGACCGGGCGCTACTCACCGCCGTCTACGACACCGATACCAACGGTGATGCGACGGACGCGGACGTCATCGCTGCCCTGCGGGATGCCACGTGTGAGCAGGTCGCCGGGATGATCGCCGCCGGGGACCTGACCGGCACCGGTGCCATGCCCCCAACCGCGAGCTTCAGCATCGGCAGGGTCAGCGTGGTGCGTGGCGGGCAAGGCGCCGGCGGATCCAGCAAACAAGCCAGCAAGATCAACGGACTGTGGCCCCAAGCCTGGCAAGCGCTGAGGGATCCACGCCTCGCCGGCAAGCTGACGTTCCGCGGCCCGCAGACCTGGTGGTGAGCTGTGGACTGGGCTGACTTCGTCGCCGTTCACATCCCCACGCCGGCCACCATCTCGGTGCAGGCGTACGAGGGCTCCGGCGCCTACGGTGACGTGCTCGCCGCCCCAGCCGATGTCACGCCGTGCGTGGTGGAGCAGACCCGCCGCCTGGTGCGGGTACAAACCCAGGACGCCATCGGCACCGAACAGGTCAGCTCCACGACCATCTACTGCCCGCCAGACACCGCCTGCCCGCCCGGCTCCCGGGTCACCTGGGCCGGCCGTACCTCACGGGTCCTGGCCCGCTCCGACCTATCCGCGCACGGCCTAGACCTGCCGGAGCACGTCGAACTGTCTTTGGAGTAACCGATGGCTGAGGAATTCCGGCTGGAATGGGACGGCGATCGAGTACTAGCCGCCCTATCAGACGCCAGCATGGACGGGCTGGAACTGGCCGCCGAACACCTGCTCCAGGAGTCCTCAACCCTCGTCCCGCACGAAGAGGGCGACCTGGAACGATCCGGCGAGGTATCCAGCGACCCCGGCTCCGGCACCGTCGCCGTGTCCTACGACAGGCCATACGCCGTCCGACAGCACGAGGACATGACGCTGCGGCACGACGACGGCCGCCAAGCCAAATACCTGGAGCAACCGATGACAACGGAGCGGGACGTGATGCTCGCCCTCATCGCGAAGGCTGCCGGAAAGCCGCTGGGAGGATGACATGGCACTCGGTGACGGCTGGACCTCCCAACTCCTGACCGGCCTCGCCGAACTGCTCCACACCGGCGGCGCCGGAACCTGGCGCACATCCGGCGCCTACACAGCCGGCGAGACAGCCATCGTCATCCGCGCCATCCCGCAGCACCCAGACCGGCTGATCACCCTCGCCGCCTACCCACTCGGCGACGACCTGCCCGGCATGGCCGACCACACGATTGGCGTGCAGGTGCGCTGCCGTGGCGTGCCCGATGACCCGCGCAGCGTCGAAGACCTCGGCGACGCCGTGTACGAGCTGCTTGACAGCCTCGGCCGGACCACCCTCGGCACGGTGCAGATCGTGGACGTGACCCGCCGCAACCACACCTCCCTCGGCCAGGACACCAACCGCCGGTGGGAGAACAGCTCGAACTACTACGTCGAGGCCATGAGGCCCACCACACACCGCACCGACTGAGAGGCAGGGCCGCGTCATGGCGACCACCCCGACCACCCGGGTCACCGAGCTGGCCCGCACGCATCGACTCGACATCGACACCGCCACCTACCCAGCCATCAACTACCAGCAGCTCATGGGCGTCGAGGAGGCCAAGCTCCTCGAGGAACTGCGCACCGAGGACGACGAGGTCTACGACGACACCGGGGCGATGCGGGAAGAGGTCACCGGCTACAACTGGCGGGTCGAGGCCAAGATCGCCTGGTCGACCAACCTCGCCGGCACCGCCATCGATGCCGTGCAGGCGTTCCTCCGCACCCAGTTCAAAGCGCTGCGTACCAGCGCGGCAGGGAACGCCGAGTTCGGGATCCGCTGGTACCACCGCGACGGCCTCGACGACGGCAACTCCCACGAGGGCCGCGTCTACGTCAAGTCGTGGGCGCCCAGCGGCGGCAAGGGCCGCGAAACCATCGACATCGTGCTCCAAGGGCAGGGCCAGATCACCGACATCACCAATCCCGCCGGCTCCCTCATCCCGACGGTCACCAGCATCGCCCCGACAACGGGATCAACCGCGGGCGACGACCAGGTGGTCAACATCTACGGGCAGCACTTCAAGCCCAACGGCACGGCCTCCGTGACCGCGGTCGGCTTCGGGGCGAATCCCGCCACCGACTACACGGTCGTCTCGGACAGCCACATCGTGGCGATCCCGCCCGCCGGCCTCGCCGGCACCGTCCAGGTCCAGGTCACCACCACTGCCGGGACCAGCACGGACACCGCCGCCGACGACTACACCTACGCCTGATGGGCACCCGTCTCGGCGACTACCAGCAGTACCACGACCCCACCTTCACCCTCGGCGACGTGCCCGGGAGGGGCGGTGTCCTGCGGGACTACGTCATCCCACAGCCGTCCGCTGAGCTGGGCCTGTGGTGCGAGGGCGTCGCGCAGATGGTTGGAGCGATCAACGACGCCAGCAGCCCCGACGAGGTGCAGGCTGCCGTTGACGCTCTCAACCGGCTACCCGAGCTGGAGACCGGGCTCACCCTCGCCCAGCGGGTCATGGGATCGGCGTACGACGTGATGATGGCCGACGGGGTGCCGCACACCGCGATCCAGCACTGCGCGGGCACCGTGTACGCCTGGATCGTCGGCGGCGAACGCGCGGCGGAGCGCTATTGGATGTCGGGTGGCCGCCCGGAAGCCTCGGGCCCGGGAAACCGGGCCCAACGCAGGCAGGCAAACCGGAACGGGACTGGCGGGAACCGTACGGCCGAGGCCGACACGACCCAGCCACCGGCCTCTGGGAGTGGTACGACATCCCTGCCGACACCCGGGCGCAGGAGCAGGGGCCGGCGCAGGGGTCGGTGACCTGGACGGACATTCTACACCACTGGGCTGCGATTGAGGCTGACCTACACGAGGTGTACGGGATCGACGTCGAGGACCCGGACGTGATGCGCCGCCGGTCGTGGCGGTGGCTGCGGGTGCGGGTGGCCGGGTTACTTGCCGCCGACACCCGCATCACCCGGGCCATGCGGCACCGAGACGAGCCTGACAGCTGACTACTCGGCCGTGTCAGCGGACCAACCCGCATCGGTGCAGGCGACCGCGAAGGAGTCAGCAGCGAGCGTCCAGGCATCCGTACTACTCTCCGCGGTGCGCCCCAGCCTGGACGCAGCGTCGGCGATCCGATCGGTTCCGCTGCTGCTCGCCCACTTGTTGACCGTGTCTGCTAGGTCAGCGCGCGCCTGCCTGGTTTGGGCCGCCTTGTAGCCCTTGGCGAAGTCGGTGCACGCGAAGTTCCCGGCCTCATCGAGCTTGCTCGGATCGGTTGGGGTCTGGGGCGTGGCCTGCTGGGTGGCTGCCACCGGCGGCGCCTCGTCGTCGGAGAGCAGCGACCCGACCACCCCGACGCCGAGGCACAGCGCCACGACTCCGCCGAGGACTACAGCAACGACGAGAAACGGGTTCGTCCGCTTTCGCGGCTGCTGGGGTTGCATCGGACCTCATCTCATCAAGGCGGCGGGATGCCGCGCATTGTACTGACCTGACGCTATTCGTGCGGTCCTCGATCCGACACCTGGAGGTGGTCATGGCGCTGAGACTCGGTGAGTTGTCCACCATCCTTACCACCGATCGGCGACCCTTGAAACAGGGCCTGTCGCAGGCTGAGGGGGATGTGCGGGACTCCGGTCGGCGCATGGTGCAGACGGGCGCCCGGTCTGGGCAGGAGGTGGGCCGCAACACCGGTGAAGGTGTGATCGCCAAGCTCGGCCCGGCCCTCAAGGGCGGTGTCCTGGTCGTCGGCGCCGCCGCGGGCGCGCTGCTCGGCACCGCGATCATCGGCGCCTTGGATCTGTCGCAGGCGCAGGCGAAGCTGACCGCGCAGATCGGTAACGCCGAGTACGCCCAGGAGTTGGGTAAGGTCGCCGGCCGCCTGTACGGGCGCGGGTTCGCCGGGTCCGTCGGTGAGGCGATGGAGGCGGTCCGGTCCGTGACCTCGTCGGGCCTGCTGTCCGAGGACGCCACGAACGCGGAGATCGAGGCGGTCACCCGCAAGGTGCAGGGGCTGGCGGAGGCGTTCGACCTCGATCTGGTGCAGGCGTCCCGGGCTGCCGGGCAGATGATCCGCAACGGGCTCGCCGCGGACGCTGACGAGGCGCTCGACCTGATCGCGCGTGGTTTCCAGCAGACCGGCGACCAGGCAGGCGACCTGCTCGACAGCTTTTCGGAGTACAGCACCCAGTTCCGCAAGCTCGGCCTGTCCGCGGTCGACGCCATGGGTCTCATGTCGCAGGGCGTCGAGGCCGGCGCCCGCGACATGGACACGGTCGCCGACGCGCTGAAGGAGTTCGCGGCCCGGTCCGCCGACGGGTCTAAGGCGTCGGCGGAGGGCTTCGGGGCGATCGGCCTGAACGCCTCGAAGATGACCAAGATTTTCGCCACCGGTGGGCCGCAGGCTCGTGACGCGCTTGGCATGGTCCTCGACAAGATCCGCGCTATGAAGGACCCGACCGACAGGGAGGCCGCGGCGGTCGCCCTGTTCGGTACCAAGGCCGAGGACCTTCAGGCCGCGTTGCTCGGGATGGACCTGTCCGCCGCGGAGACGCAGCTCGGCAACGTCGGTGGCGCCGCCGAGAAAATGGCGGACGCCCTGGAGCAGTCAGCCGGTCGCAAGGTCGAGGCGTTCAAGCGCCGGGCAACGATGCAACTAACTGAGCTGGGTGGCCGGATCATCGGCTGGGCCACGCAGGTCGCCCAGCACCCGGACGTGCGTGAGTTCATGGCCGGCGCACAGAAGTTCCTCAGCGATCGGGTGATCCCCGAGTTGCGGCTGCTCTGGGGCTGGATCCGGGACAAGATCATCCCGGTACTGCTGGAGATCCGGGAGAAGGCCATCGAGACGCTGATGGACAAGCTCGGCGATCTCCAGCGGACGATGGATGAGAACCAGGACGAGCTGCGAACGTTCGGCAACACAATCAAGACCGTCGCCGAGTGGATCGTCTCGAACGTCTTTCCCGTGCTCAGCAGCCTCTACACGGTGTACCTGTCGCGGCTGATCGACGGTGTCCGGCTCGTCATCTGGTGGATCTCGGCCTGGGTCGACGCGTTCAGCACGCTGCGGTCCGCCGCCACCGGCACAGCGTCGTGGGTTGACGCGAAAATCGACTGGATCGCCAACAAGGCGAACGCCCTGCGGAAGCGGCTGTCATTCTCCGGCCTTTTCGACGGGATCAAGTCGGCTTTCCGTAGTGCCCTTAACTGGGTAATCGGGAGATGGAACAACCTGTCGTTCGGATTCCCGTCGGTGACGTTCTTCGGGCAGACCGTCGGCGGGGGGCGTGTCGGTACACCGAACATCCCGTACCTGGCCAAGGGCGGCATCATCCCCGCCACGCCAGGCGGACGCCTCGTGGTGGCCGGTGAGGCCGGCCAGGACGAGGCGGTGATCCCGCTGCCGCGGGGTGCGCGGAGCCTGGGCACCCCCCAGGGAGGGGGGCACGCTGAACTGCTGCTCACCGGCGAGCTTCGCGTGCGCGGTGGGGATCTGGTCTTGGTGCTGCGGGAGCAGGTGGCCCTACGTGGCGGTGGCGTGCAGGAGGTCATCGGCAGTGACCAGTAGGAGACGGTATGGGCTGGGCTGACGGTGACCCGCTCGGTGTGCGGATCCGCGCCGCGTTCGGCGCTGACCTGACCGCCGACCCCGCCACCTGGTCATGGACGGACCTGACTGCCTACTGGCGGGCGTCGGATCCGATCGAGCTGGAGTGGGGGCGCCAGTCCAGCGCTACCCGGCCGGAGTCGTCGACGTGCGCGCTGACGCTCCGCAACAGCGACGGCCGGTTCACCGCCGAAAATGCGGCGTCTCCGTACTGGCCGTATGTGCGTACCTGGACACCGATCAGTGTGGACGTGGATCTGGGTGACGGGGCCGGATGGCGTAACCGTCACTCCGGCCATGTGCGGTCCTGGTCGGTGACCTGGCCGGGCCGCTCCGGCAAACTCGCGGTGGCACGGATCGAGTCGGTGGGTGTGCTCGGACGGCTGGGACGCGGAGCCCCGCCTGCCAGGTCACCGATGAACCGGTCAATCCTCGCCGCTGCCGGTGACGGACTGCTGGCCTACTGGCCGTGTGAGGACGAGGCCGACGCGACGCAGGCGGCATCCGGCATCCGTGGCGTAGCGCCGATGCGAGCAGACGGTGCGGTGGAATTCGCTGCCGGGGACGTGAACGTCACCGTCGCCGGCACCCGACGGTACGGCACCAAGCGCCTGCCGCTGTTGACCGACGGCGGCTCCCTGTCCGGTCGGGTGCCGGCCGGGACCAGCAGCCCTGTCGCCTGGTCGGTGCAGACGTTCTGGCAGGCGGGCAATAGCTTGGACCTCGACGTCGTCATGCTGAGATGGACCACCCCCGCCGCTGGGGCGACGTTCACGCGCTGGGATTGGGTCGATAGCTACAACGACGTCTTTGGTACCTATCTGGTGGCCTACACCGCGGCCGGGGCGCCGACAGTCGTATGGAGTGCGCCGACAAGCTACGTCGGACCCGCCGATCTCGTCATTTCCGCCGTCCAGAACGGCGGGAACATCGACGTGACAATCCGGTTCAGCGAGTCGATCATCGGCACGGCAACCGTCACCGGCACCTTGGCCCGGATTGACACGGTCGCACTCAACCCCGACCGATTCGTGTTCTCGCCTGGCGGGTTCCGGTTCGGCGCGGGGCATCTGCGGGTGTGGGACGGCCTCTCGGCGCCGTTAGAAACGGCTCTCGTGGATGCGAGCCCCGGCGAGGCGGCGCACCTGCGGCTGACCCGACTCTGCGCCGAAGACGGCGTCGCCCTGACGACGCCGACGGTCCCCGCCGACGGCGCGACCGCGATGGGCGTGCAGCCAGACGGCACCCCACTCGACCTGTACCAGCAGTGCGAGGTAGTCGACCTCGGCATCATCTCCGAGTCCGAATTCGGGCTGGCATACCTGCCCCGCTGGTCCCGATACGCCGCCCCGGTCGCCCTGACCGTCGATGCCGCCGACCGGCAGCTCGGCGGGAACCTGAGGCCAGCCGCCGACGACCAGCAGCTGCGTAATCACTGGACCGTCGGGCGCATCGGTGGCTCCAGCGCGGTCGCCGCCGACGAGGAGTCGATCACCCAACGAGGCCTGATCCCGTCGAGCCCCCGGCTCAACCTGGCCTCGGATGACCAGCTGCAGCATCACGCCGACTGGCGGCTATGGATGTACGGCCAGGCGGGCACCCGGTATCGCCTCACCGTGCCGCTGCACACCCACTCCGGGCGCGGGCTGACCGCGAACTGGGTGGCCTGCCAGCCCGGCTCCCGGGTGCAGGTGGTCAACGCCCCCGACGCGGCGACAACCGACACGATCGACCAGACCCTCGTGCACGCACGCGAGACGATCACCGGCCGCCGCAGGTGGACGGTCGAGCTGGCAACGGAACCCGCCGACCGCTGGGAGGTCGGCGTGTGGGACGACCCGTCCTTTCGGTGGGACTCGCGGTCGACCACCCTGGACGGCGATCACGACGCCACGGTTACGTCGATGGTGGTGACTGTCGCTGACGTCCACGACGTGTGGTCGACCACCGCGACACCCTACGACTGGCTTGTAGGCGGAGAGCGGATCACCGTCACCGGCATGAGCGCGGCCACCGGGACGGGTCCGTGGACCCAAACCGCCACCGTCGTGCGCGCGGTCAACGGGGTCAGCAAAACGCAATTGACCGGCACAGTCGTGCAATTAGCCGACGCGAAACGATGGGGGCTGTAATGGCAGCTGGAGACCGCGCCTACTGGTCAGACGTCTTTGGGCAGCCGCTGTGTCAGATGACAACCACGGCCACCGACTCCATCCCCCACGCCACCTACACAAAGGTGCCGCTCACGACCGTCGGTGAGGACACCGATGACATGGCGGATACGATCGGCGGCAGTATCTACTGCCGAACGGCCGGGCTCTACCGGGTGGCCGCCGCAGTCGCGTTCGCGTTGCAGGCCACCGGGTCGCGCGCACTCGTCGTCTACCGCAACAGCGGCGCCGCCCGAGTCGGGACCGCAACAGCGGCGACACCGTCCGGGATCAGCCCTCGACTGTCCGCGTCCGGGCTGCTCAGGCTGGCCGTCAACGACGTCCTCGAACTGTATGTCTGGCAGAACAGCGGTGGCCCGCTCGCTTTATATAGCCAATTCGGTGTCTCAGCATTCCTCGAAGCCGAATGGGTGTCCCCATGACCAAGGAAGGCACTATGCCCACCAATCCCCATCCGACCCCGGACGAAAGCCCGGAACAACACATCGGCGAACAGATCCCCGACCCCTGGGACGACCCCGCCCAGACCGACTGGCCAGCAGCGGAGGTGAACATCGATGACATGGACGGTAGTACCGAACCTGAATGAGGCCCGCGATCAGCTCAACAAGCGGTTCCCCGGGCGCGACACCAGGTCGGACGGGTCGATCGGCGACACCGCGCACCAGCGCTACCCGTCGTCGCACAACCCGGACCGGACCGGCCGACCGGAGTACCGCGACGGCGACCAGGTCGACGAGGTGCGCGCGCGGGACTTCGACGCCGACCTACGCGACCCGCACGGGGTCACCATGGAACAGGTCGTGCAGCTGTGGGTGACACTGGCCCGTGCCGGTGTGCTGTGGTGGGTGCGGTACATCATCTTCAACGGCCGCATCTGGCACCGCCGGCACCAGTTCGCCACGCACGCCTACACCGGGTCGAACCGGCACACCGGGCACTGCCATGTGACGTCGGAGTTCACCCAGGCTGCGGACACGGTGCGGGGGACGGACTGGCGACTCGACCAGCTCGGCACGCCGGCACCGGCGCCGCCACGGCCGGCCCCCGAGCCTGCGGTGGCGTTCCCGCTCCCGACCGGGCACTACTTCGGCCCACGCCAGGCCGGAGACAGGTCGGTGTCGGGCTACTATCGCCGCCGGTTCCGGGGCCGCACCGACCGGCAGTGGCTGGCCGCCTGGACCACGCAGTTGGTCCGCCGCGGCTGGCCCGCCGGGAAGGCTCGCCGCTACCTGCGCAAGGCCGGCCCCGATGGCCTGTACGGGCCGGAGTACCGGGAGCTGATCAAGGCGTTCCAGGCCGACCAGGGCCTCCACGTGGATGGGCTGCTGGGCCGCAAGACGTGGGACGCCGCCTACCGCAACCCAATCCGATAACCCGCTGGGAGATCCACGGTGGAGACGCTGCTCTATGGGGCGGCGGCGATCGTCGCCATCGGCGCCGCCGCCCGAGTACTACACAAGGTCGTCCTAGGTGCGCGCCGGGTGTCCCGGCTCGTTGACGACCTGCTCGGCGAGCCATCCCGCCCCAGCCTCCCCAACGGCCGCCCCGGACTCATGGCCCGGGTGGTCCGCATCGAGGAACGCCTGGACGCCCTCGAGGAACTGCGCCCCAACGGCGGCAGCTCGATCAAGGACCAGGTGGACCGGATCGCCCAGGCCACCGGCGCCGACCAGGCCGGGCGCTGACTCCGTGCTACAGCACGCGGCTGAGCCGCTCGCGCACCTCGGATGCGTGCTCCCGCGCGACGGTCATGTCCGCACCAGCCGCCTCGAGCAGCTCCACGATCGGTCGGTTGATGCCGTGTGGGTCGACCAGCGCCACCCCGGCCTGGATACCCAGCAGCACGGGATCGTCGGTGACCGCCCGCACCGCGGCGACCGCCACCTCACGGGACACGTCCCGTCGATCGCCGGTGCCGTGCCGGCGGGCCACCCCGGACAGCTCGGCCAGGAGCAGCCGCTGCGGCTGCGGCAGTGACGGCACATCCATCCCCCGACCCTAACCAGGAGGCACCGTGCAGCCCACCATCGGCCGCATCGTCCACTACAAATCGAAGATCGACAACGGGCCGGGCGGTGACGTGGTATCGCCCGCCATCGTGATCCGCACCCGCGACACGACGGTGCCCGCCGTGATCGAGCGGTGGGGGCCGACGCCTCGCACCGTGGCCAGCGCCAGCGACCCCACCGTGACCCACGAGACAGCCGCCCGCCCGGACGGCTTCGTCGCCGAGCTGCCCGACGACCACACCGTGGACCTGCTCGTCCTCGGGCTCGGCCAGACATACCGCGAGTACGCGGTGCCCTACGGCCAAGGCCGCGGCCAGTGGTCCTATCCGAACGAGGAGACTCAATGACCCACGACTACCTGATCTCACTCATCCGCACCGCCGTCCCCGCCGCCGTCGGCGCCCTCCTCGCCTGGCTCGCCTCGACGGCGGGCATCGTCCTCGACGGCGACTCGTCCACCGCCCTCACGGCTGGTGTGGTCGCGTTGGCGATGGCCGGCTACTACGCCCTCATCCGGGTCGCCGAGGCACGCTGGCCATGGCTGGGCGTCCTCCTCGGCACGCCGGCCGCGCCCACGTACGAGGCGCCGGCGCCCCGGCAGCAGTAGCCCTGCCGAACCAGCCATACCCGCCGGTGGTGGTGACTCGGGGGCACCACCACCCGGCGGACACCCTTCAGATACCCCTCGGTTGACGCGGGAGAGCTGATGACTGCCTGGACTGTGCACCACGGTGACGCCCTGACGATCCTGCCCACCCTGCCCGGCGCGAGCGTCGATCTCGTGCTGACCGACCCGCCATACAACTCCGGCGGCCGTACCCAATCCGACCGGACCAAGGACACCGCCCGCAACAAATACGTATCCGGCGACGCCGCCCATCAGCTGCGGGACTTCGTCGGCGACAACCGTGACCAGCGCTCCTACACCGCATGGCTGTCGCTGGTCCTCGCCGAGGGCCTCCGCGTATCACGCCCCGGCGCATCACTGCTCGTGTTTTCGGATTGGCGGCAGTTGCCGGCCACCAGCGACGCCCTGCAGGCCGGCGGCTGGCTATGGCGCGGCATCATCTGCTGGCACAAAACCATCTCCCGCCCGCGTGTCGGCGGGTTCAAAGCCGACTGCGAGTTCCTGCTGTGGGGCTCGCACGGGCCGATCGACACCACCCGCAACCCCGTCTACCTGCCCGGCCTCTACAGCGCCAGCCAGCCCCGCGGCAAGGGCAGGCAGCACATCACCCAGAAACCCGTCAGCCTGCTCGCCGACCTGGTGAAGGTATGCCCGCCCGGCGGCACGATCCTCGATCCGTTCGCCGGCTCCGGCTCCACCGGCGTTGCCGCCGTTGACGCCGGCCACCCGTTCGTCGGTATCGAGGCCAGCGTCCACTACGCCCAGATTGCACGACAGCGGATCACCGATGCCACCACCCAGCACACGCCCGGGTAGGATCGTCGATGCGGTGCCGCCGGTGACGTCCCGGCCGGCGCCGACCAACAACACGAAGCGCCCCCGGAACAGGCCGTAGCCGACGCACTGGCGAGCGAACCCGCCGGCCTCGACTCGGTAGCCGCCGGCCTGATCGGACGGATGATGGAACTCGCGGCCACCCCCGTCCAACCGGACCCGCACCGCGCGCGAGAAGCCGTTGGCTGACAAGAACACGACGAACCATCTCTGCCGAGATGCATCGCCCAGCATCGGTATCCTGACCAAGGTCCGCTGGGTCCACACCGAGGTACGCTGGCTCCGCGCGTCTCCCTATTGAGCGCCGAACCGGCACATGGTATGGTGGCAGATGTCCCCGCCCACGCGGGGGTGATCCGTCGCTAAGCACTCGGTGCGGGCATCACGGATTATTGTCCCCGCCTACGCGGGGTTCCCCACGCATGTGGGGGTGTCACGGTCGTTGGCCGGATCGCAGTCTCCTATGGAGACACTTCCCCACGCATGTGGGGGTTATAGCGTAACTAAGCCCCGGGCCATCAGCCCGGGGCTTAGTTACGCTATGGTCAGTCCTGCTACGCGCTCTAAAGGACGTCTCGTAACTCGGTGCGCGGTCCATGATGGATTATGTCGGAGTGCAGGTGATCTCAGCGGCCCGCCAGGAGTTGGTCTTCCCGTTCACCGGGCTGCGGCCCGCCCAGTTCCGCAGACTGGTCCGGTTGGTCGCCGAGCGTGGTGGTGACGCGATCGCTGACGGTCGGCCGGGCCGGCAGTGGTCTCTCGACCTCGCCGATCGGGTGCTGCTGGTAGCCGCGTACTGGCGCACGAACCTGACGATGCGGCAGATCGGACCGCTGTTCGGGGTGTCGCACTCCGCCGCGCACCGGGTCATCGACACCCTCGGCCCCCTGCTCGCTCTCACCCCGAGACGCCGACGGCGCGTCGACCAGATCACCATCGTCGACGGCACCCTCGTCCCAACCCGGGACCACCGTCTGGCCGCCCCGAGCAAGAACTACCGCTACAGCACGAACCTGCAGGTCGCCATCGACGCCCACACCCGCCTCGTCGTGGCCCTCGGCGATCCACAACCCGGCAACCGCAACGACACCATCGTCTACCGCACCTCCGGCATCGACCAGAAGCTGGCCGGAAGGCCAGTCATGGCCGACGGCGCCTACCGCGGCAACCCGGAGGTGATCATCCCGTACCGCAAACCCACCGACGGCGGCGAACTACCCGACTGGAAGCTCGCTCTGAACAAGCAGCACCGCACCGTCCGCGTCCAAGTCGAACACGCCCTGGCCCGCATGAAGACCTTCAAGATCCTGCGCGACTACCGCCGCGCCGCCCACACATTGGCCGACACCGCTTCCGGCATCGCCCACCTCCACAACATCATCCTCGCGGGGTGACACCAAGCACCGGTGCCGGGCAACGCCTTCACCGAGTTACGAGACGTCCTTTAGGCCAGACTCAGCTAGCACGCACCGGGGCGTACAGCGCGTTTTCGCTGGTCTCCCATTCTCCTTCGCGAACCCATCCCGCGTTCTTAAGCGCCTCGTCGGCCTCATCGGCCACCCCTATCCTCCCTTCCTCATCGTCAACACGGGTGGCCAGCTCGGCCGTGTACACGGTTTTGTCGCCCCCCATGTACTCGGGGATTTCGTCGCCATCGCCGTTGAGGCGATATCCGCCGATCACGGCTTCAGTAATGTTTAGGTCACAGTACTCACCCGGGACAACATCCCGAGCCGTGCCAATGCAGGCAACGTGTGTGGTCATGGGTTTCTCCCTGTTCTTCTAGCGCAGATCGGGGCGTCAATGTTGCGAGCACTTCGCGACGCCGTATTACCTTGTGCCTTGACTTTAAAGGGTAGCCCGACAGGTTGTCAAGGGAGCCCTTTAACCGGTACTCTTTGATCTCATGAAGGAACCCGACTACGACGCCCTCCCCGTTAAGGAGGCTGACCGTCTGATCCAAAAGAAGATCGCCCACCACCGCGACCAGATGCAGTACTGGGGGCTACGACGCGGCCAACGGCTTCAACGCGAGTTAGACGCCGGACGCAAGCCGGCGCAGGTCGCCGTAGACATCGATACGTCGGCGCAGGTCGTCTATGACCTCACCCGCAAGGCGCGAAAGGCGGCAGCCTCCGCCGAGGGCCAGACCGACACCCCCTAGAAACAGGTGCGCCCCTGGGTCCGCGCTCGCAACGACAGCCCCAGGGACGACTTGACGGAGAGGTAGCTCCGGGTATGGCGTGGTGTAGGCGCATCGTGGCAGTCTCGACCATGCGGTACGTGCCGTGGACCCGCACGACCGGCCAGTATCGCTGTCGCCTACACGACTCAGGGGATCGTGTCGATGGGTGGCGGGTGCAGGTGACGGCGGAGCGGAGACAAGCGTGTCCGTAGCCCAAATCCAACGCAGCTCTGGGTGTCGTACCGTCCGTCTACCCTGGGGTCCGCTGGCCCGCCTTTGCCCCCGTGAAGGCGGGCCGGTGTACGTCGACCCAACTTCGTGGGACGGCCTACGCGGTCGTTATGACAGCTAGGACGGCCCGAGGCCAAGAGGACCGGGCTCGCCGACTGGGAGGTGAGGCGATGATCAGCGTCGTCGGTGTCGCGTCCCGCCGGGGCACCCGCGACCACAGCGCGGACGCCGGCCACGCCTACCGAGGCGACGACGGCACCGTCGTCGCGGCGGTCATCGACGGCACCGGCAACTCAGCCGAGCTGGCCGAGCTGGCCGACGCGATGGCGATCGTCGTCGCCCGCGTCGGGTACCGGCGCGGCGGTCTCGCCGCTCTCATCACCGCCTCCGACCTGATCCACGAGGCCCACGACGCCGCTGCCGTCACGGTCCGGGTGGATCCCGACGGCGGGGTCCACACCCACTGGATCGGCGACTGCCGCGCCTGGTGGTGGACCGGTGCCGAACTGCGTCAGCTCACCACCGACCACACCATGGGCCAACTCCTGCGCGTCTCCGGCGGTGAGTCCGCCGCCCGGGTCGCCGCCACCCACGACCACTGGCTGCGCCTGGGTATCAGCGGTGCCACCCCCGCCACCGTCGCCGAGGTGAGCGCGCTCGCCGTGCAGATCCCTCAGTCTGACTGCAAGATCGTCGGGTAGATCCCGCTGGCGGTCGGCGCGCAGCCACGCCAGGGCGCGCTCCTGGTGGTAGTAGGCAGCGGTCGGCCCGGACTCACTCTGCACATATGGATTCATCTCGCGCACCTAACGGCCTGTAGACGACAAGCGCCCCGCCTGGCCTCACGGCTGGTCGGGGCGCTGTCGCGTGTGCGGGGTCAGCGGCGGCCGGAGCGGATCTGATAGAGCCGGGCCGGCGTCACGCCGGCGGCTGCAGCAATGTCGTCTCGCCGCAGCTCAGTCCGCTGCATTGCCGTCCGCACCAGCTCGTCGCGGCGGGCGGTCAGGCGGCCGATCTCGCTGGTCACCTCTTCCAGCTCCACCAGCACCTGCGCGGCGCGCGTGGCGACGGCTCCGACACTGTACGACGCGTCAACTGCACGGGTGATCACCTCGACGCCGGCCGGAGTGAGGGTGCGGGTCGCGATGTCCCACAGCTCCGGGTCGTCGCGGATCTCGTCTACATGCACCTGCACCGTGTCGACGGCAGTAGCGTGGGTGTCAATGCCGTGATGGTCGGCGAGGGTCCGGGCGAGATCGTCAATGCTGGTTCTGGTCATCGCTTCCTCCTGTGGCTTGAATACCATGAGCATATAGCCTGCTATAGCTCCACGTCAAGCATGCTATAGAACAGCGATGTGGGGTTAGGGTCACACGCGAACGATGCCCCGCCCGGCCGTGAAGCCAGGCGGGGCGGTGTCGCTGTCCAGGAGACGCTTACGATGTCGGATCAATAACCACCCCGTGCCGAGCGCACGCCGCCGTCATCTGCACAGCCACCCTCATCACATCACCCAGGCCGCCATCCTCAGCACGCTTGAGCGCCTCGCCGACCTCCCGCAGATCTGCATGTTCGGAGTCCAATAGCATCTGCACCTCACTGTTGTCGGAGGTGTCGGACCTCTGGCCTGCGGCGGCACGTTCGGCGGACGCCTCACACGCCGCTATACCCGGGTCCTGCCCCCGGCTGAGGGCGTAAGCTGACCCGCCGGCCCCGCCGTGACACGCCCCGACCCGACAGGGGCGGGCCCAGTCACGCCGTCCAGACGACCTCCTCCGGGGTCCCGTACCCCTCGGATACGGTCACACGACCGGGGTTGATCCACATGTATGTCCGCATCGGTAAGTCATACATGCTCACCAACAGCCCGGACTGCCACGCCGCTTCGGCGAGCAACGGGTGTAGCCTGTAATCGCAGTCAATCGTGACTGCAGAGCCCTGCTGCGTCACCTCCCTACCGAGGCGATGATCGATCAGCTCGGCCAGAGCAGCGGCGAACCGGTCGGCCTGGGCGGGGGTGAAGTGTCGCCGCAGCATAGCCTTACCGTTGGTAAGTTTGTTGGCCCACCAACGGGCCGCGGCACTGGCCTCGGGACTCGGGGCAATAGAGAGTGTCATGGCCTGACTCGGGAGCGCAGCAGCCAGCCGAGACTGTCGAAAACGCCGTCCGGCCGGTATGGACGCCAGCGTGCCTGAGCAGGCGGCACCACCCAGCCGACCGTCAGCCCATCAGGGGCGTGCCCTGGCGGTGCCGGCACCCATGCATCCGGTCCACGATGCAGCCGACCACCGTCCCGGGCGACCTGGTCAGCGTCCAGGAAGTCGGGGGCGAACACGAACAACCACCGCATTTGTTGATCCCCAGGGCCCAGCAGCATTGACCACCACGGCGGGCGGATAGTGGCGGTAGGCACGCGGGTAAGCAGCCGGTGGTGGATGATCGCCCCGACCGGCGATTCGATCTCCACCAAATCGAACTGCGACGCCTGTAGCGCGACGCCCCAGGAGCGTTGTTGCGCTGGCCAACCGTGGGCGGCGTATTCGGCCAAAGCGCGAGTCACCCGGGAGCTGGTCACAGTGCACCCGCTTCCGGAACCCGGCCGACCGCAAGCAGGTTAGCGCTGGCGTGGATCAACTCGGGACAGTGTTCGGCCATCTGGGCACCGAGTAGCGCGGCGTCAAACATGCCGCCTTCCATGTCATCCAGGTTGTATTTGTCAACTGCGACCGCGAGCCACCCGCCCGGCCCACCGACCCCGTGCACGTCGACCACCTGCAACCCCGCCCCGGTCAGCTCATTACGCAACTCGTCAACGGTGTGAAAATAGGTTGCCGCCGGCCATCGGTCATTTCTGGAACTCCATCCGTGTTTTTGGATGTCCTCGACAATAGCCCTACGTTGGATGAGCTGCCCGGCAATGGCCGCGCCAAGGAGATTCGCGTGTCGGCCCAGTGCCACCACCGCCACCACGCCGCCGGGGCGAGTCACCCGCACCGCCTCGACCAGCGCGGCCTGCCGCTCGGCCGGTTTGGTCAGGTGGTACAGGGGCCCCGCCAGCAGCGCGACATCGAACTCTTGCGTATCCCAGGGCAGGTTACGGGCATCCCCAACCACCGCCGCCACGCCTGCTCTACGGGCCTGCTCGACGTGATGGGCCACTGGGTCGATCAGCTCTACCGAGTGACCCTGGCCCTTCATCCACAGCGCGTGCACGCCCGGCCCGCCCCCGATGTCAGCAACGCGACAGGGTGCCGATGGTAGGTAGCGGTGCAGTAGCTCGCGCAACCGGGCCGCCTCCAGCCGACCTCGGATTGTTGCCTCTAGACGGCTGCCCTCGTCATAGCTGTGAACGTAGTGATCGAGCAGTTTTTGCTTATCGCCCATCGCTTGCCCCTAGGTCGTAGTGGAATGCGGGGTTGCCGGTTACTGTTTCGTGGCTCCCACCTGAGCCGTCACCTCAGATGCCTGATCACAACCGCAGCAAAAACGATCACAAACACAAGCGCTGTAATCAGTTTCTGCTTAGTGGTCGGCGGGTCGGGGAGTTCAGGCGCTGGCACACGATCTCCATCGGACGTCGGTCGATCTCATCGCCTGCTCCCCGCACAATGCGGGGGCGCCCAACTGCCCTGCCCCACCGAGGCCAGGTAGTCGTAGGCAGTCTTAGTGGGCGGGCACGGCCACCCACACCCACACACCCGGCACCGGTCCACCCGCGGCCAATGCTCCACGATGATCCGCCGGGCGGACACGATCATCCGGTTACGTAGCTGCGCCGCCGACAGGCCAATCGGGGCAGGCCGGGCGTGGGCGGCCATCACCGGTTGCAGGCCCGCTGCCGGGCCAACCGGGTCATCAACGGCCGGGTATCGAGGATCACCGTCGGCTGGTCGCGCAGTGGCCGGTAGGCGCCGGCCCGCGCCGTATACACGGTGGCCGGGCCGGTGGCGTCCAGCCGCCCGGAGCGGCGGCGGCGTTGGCGGAACAGCCGGAACATGCGCGTACTCCCTCACCCTCGATGGTGGCGAGACGGCCGGCTCTCTGGCTGCGACCGCCCCTACCCAGTTACGGGGAGGGCAGACCGGATACCGCCGTCACACGGACTATCGACCGACGGCGGTATCGGGAGAGTAACTGCGAGTTAAGTCTGGTCGTGGTCGTGGTCGGGATCGAGCGGGTCGACACCAACCCGTGTCGCCAGATCCCGCAGCTCATCGGAGCCGCGTCGACGGGAGTCACGGATCATCTGTCCGACCAGCTCCCGCACACTCGGCCGGGACCGAAGCTCCGCCGGTGACGCCTCGTCAGCCTCCAGGAACGACAGGATGGCGCGGTCCTGGTCGCCGGCGGCGTACCAGCCGCGCCCCGTGTCGATGTGCATCCGGGAGCGGCGGTTCGCGGTGCGGATACGGGACCGGTCGACCTGGCGGGCGTACTCGGGAGCCCGCTCGGGCTCGCCGTTCTCAACCGCCACCCCGATACGCCAGATGTCGACGTTTGTGGAGGTGAACTCCATCCGCCACGGATCCGATCCCGCGCGACGAGCGGCGGCACCCGCCTCGGCCAGATGACTGTCGGAGTCGCCGATATCGAGTGAGGCCGCCGACAGGGCGGCGTGCAGGTGCAGCATGCCGTACCACGTGAGGGCGGCGTCGTCACCGTCGTCACCGAGGCGCTCGGCAGCGGTGACCGCGGTCATCAGCGACCGGCGGCGCCCACCGGTGGTGCCGGATGCCAGCGCGGTCTGTGCGAGCGCGAACGCCGCCGCCGCCGATTCGATTTGCCTACCGAGGCGACTGGCGGCGACGTCGGCGCGCTCTGCGTACCGCGCGCTCAGATCGACGTACCCAAACGGCTTGATCGCCAATGCAGCGGTGACCGCGCTCCGCACGAACAGCGCCAACGCGTGCTCGTCTCCGGAGTTGGCGAGCTGGCGGGTATCAGCGACCAGCGGGGGCAGGAGCCGGGCCAGGCTCTGGTAGTCGCAGGCCATCCGCGCGGACATGACCGCGTCCGTGCGGGAGGCGACGTCGGCCAGCGACGGCAGCGGACCGGCCTCGGGTTCGTCGTCGAGCGCGCCGCGTAGGGCAGGAATGGCAGCGTAGATCGCGAGGTCGTCGGAGCTGCGGGGCGCCGCGGGTTGTCCGGTCAGGTCGGTGATGCTGACCTGCAGCGCGCTGGCCAGCGCGATAAGCAGTGACCGTTTGGCCACCGGCCGGCGCCCGTTCTCTAGCATGCTGATGTAGGCCGGAGTCACACCGACCGCGCTGGCCAGGTCGTGTTGGGTCATGCCGCTGATGTCGCGCCACCGAGCGACGCGCAAGCCGATGTAGTCACTCATGGTGCCCTCCCGCACGAGGGTGAAGTTCCGGTTCCCGCACGAAACCGGCGTCCATTGGCACAGTACGTCGCGTCGATGTCTCCTGCTACCGTGGCGGGGCGCGCAAGGGGTCGGACCGCACATCCGGCCCCTACTTTTGTCGTCCCGTTCCAGGCGCTGCCGCCGGCATCGACCCGGCGGGCCGCCACAGTCGACGGTACTCCCCGCCCACCACGTCACGCCGTCAGTAACAGACCGTGTTGTATTGTGGATACCTCGCGCGCAATAACACGGCCCCGCAATTCTGGCTAGCCTTCAAACCGGTCACGCCGTCGACCGGAGATACGTGTCGGACATTTAACAAGGCGCAGAAGACGCGAATCCCATTCGTGGATATTGCTTGTCGATTATCGATCTGGTACTAAAATTGGTCCCGCTGATCATTGAGCATCGGTGACGGGGGCTCCGAGTGGGGTCGCGGCCCTCGATCGCGCACCATCACCGTCTCCACAGGCGAAGGTCCATCGACACACCGCGAGAAGTCTTCCCTTCTGTTCGTACATGTGTTCGACTAGCGCGTTCCTTGTCCAGTACTCAGCGGAGGTCATCAACCACGCCATGCGCCAGCCTCAACCACCCCGCCACCGCCCGCCTCTGACGCTCGCTGGCAGTCTCGCCGGACTCCTTACGATCGCGCTTCTCGCAGTACTGGCCACCGCGTACAGCCACGATGCCGCCATGACTGCCGGAATGGGGACTCTCATGCTTGCTGACGCACTGCTTGGCGTCGCTAGCTGCGCCCTGCTCGTGGCCGGACACATCCGTCGCTGGATTGATGAGGCAGGCGATATCCGCTGGTGGTGTGGCTACAGCGCCGCCGTCAAGGACCTCACCGACCGCGGCGTGCTACCCATGTCAGCCGATCGCGGTTGAGGTGGGTAGTACGCGCTACGTGCCGCCCATCACGTCGACACGGTCGTACGCCCGTCGGGCCCGGGCCGCCCTAGCGGACGCTCCGTAGTGCCGCAGCATCTGCGGCGAGTCCCACCCGGTCAGCTCCATCAGGTCGCCTTCCGCGCCGCCGGCGTCCAGCCAGCGGTGCGCGAAGGTGTGTCGGAACATGTGCGGGTGCAGCTTGATGCCGAGTCGTTCGCCACGGCGGGCGATGACCTGGTAGATGCCAGACGGCGTCATGCCCTGCTCAAGACGACGTACCCCCAGCCATAGTGCAGACAGATTGGCTGCCTTGTGGCTGGCTCGGATTCGCTTGTACCGGTCAACCGCCTGGGCGCATTTGTAATCAAACTTGACTGTTCTCTGCCGGTTACCCTTACCAGTGACGATTGCGGTCCGGTCCGCTATCGATACGTCGTCAACCTCCAGGCCAGCGAGTTCGGTGAGGCGCACTCCGGTGCAGGCGAACATGCGCAACACGGCAGCATCCCGACGAGACTCGAAGTCACGCCCATCCTCGGCGTCCTTAACCAGGCGCTGCATGTCGGCAAGCTCCAGGACCGGGACCAGCTTCTCCCCCAGCTTCGGGGCAGCTGGCGGCACGAACCGCTCAAACGGGTTCGGTAGATCTTCTTCCTCCGCGTACCACTTGAAGAACTGCTGGAGGCAACGAGCGATGTTGTTGCGGTAGGACGCGGCGTACTCCTGGTCGGCGAGCCATAGGAAGAACGCGCGAAGGTGATCACGAGTGACGTCTGCCCAGGACTGCACGGGCTTGTGCTGGATCAGCCAGCCACCGAACCAGGAAACAGCGTCGGCGTACATCTCGCGGGTTCGGGCGCTCCTGTCGCGTATCCGTAGGTCCAAGACGAACGAGTCGATGAAGGGGCGAAGGTGGCCCGGGTCGGGCCGGGAATGTCTCACCAT